ATGGAAAAAGTCATCACGATTATTGCAGCGGTTGCCGGTCTGGCCTTTTGGATAGGTTTGATCAGCCCAAAACTGGTACTTATGCCAAACAGGAAACGTTCATCTGCCGTTTACCTTGGGGTTTGCTTAGCGGCTGGAATTATTGGATCAATTTTATATCCCACCCAAAAGCCTGCCGCTGTCGCGCAAGAGAAGAGAGCGGAACCAGAGAAGGCTTATAAATTCGCAACCCAAACACTGAAAGACTGGAGATTAAGCACGCAGACAAAACGTCATGAATGGATAGACAACTACGCAGAATTTGCAGGCTTAACAAAATCAGCAGCAGACGGATTTTACAGCTGTATAAGTGAGTATTCTTACACTAAATCCGAAGGCTTACAGTTAGGTATGGTTCTTAGCTGGTGCAAAACCGACTACGACAACGATCCCGGCTCGCTCTCAAACCGCATCAACTTCGACACTTTCGAAGATCAATTCAGTCATTGGAATGGCACCTATAAACCTTTAGAAGCCCGTATCAAAGAAACTATGCATGACGATTCTTCGTATAAACATGTTGAAACGACTTATCGTCTTTTCCTGAAAGATACCCCTCACGCCATCGTCAGCACTACATTTCGGGGTAGCAACGTATACGGCGCGACAGTCAAGCAAACCATCTCGGCCGATGTTGATATAAAAACAGGACAAATAATTAAAATCGTTGAGTAAATAAAAACCCGCCATGAAAGGCGGGTTCTTTTTTTACAGTGCCAGCGATAACTGATCGTCGCCGTGGTGACTTCGTGGGAAAGCCTCTTGTGGCACCAGAGCGCCGGGGGCGGGTTGAGTCTGGTTTAGTGATCCGTCTATTTCCGTCATGCTGGTGAAACAGTACCCGCACAACATATTTTGACACTGGTGATAGCTGCGCCGTACAAGCAAACTCAGCTCAACGCTGGTTCTGGTTTTTGCTACTGCACGGCAGCGAGGACAGCGCATTGCCATACGCGGGCCTCCTTTCAGGACTGGTTAATATCAACGCAAGTATAACGCTTAAGACGTTGAATCGTCACTCTCCGCTGTCCAGTCGTCAATTTTAACTTCCAGTTCCAGCGACGTGGTAAACCCGCCGCCGCCAACATCATGAACGCACCGCGTTATCGTCCAGCTTCCACTATCGATCGTGGACTTAAAGCCGTAAACACTGGCGGGCTGTTCCGGGTACAAATCTGCGCGGCCACGCGCCAGGGTGATGCTGAACGTTGCCGCCCCGCGCTGCAACTCCCGCCACTTAGCCGCGGCTGCACGCTTCGCCGCCTTTTCTGTTTTGAAGGTTTTACGGATAACAAAAACGTTACCGTCAGCCCCGGCCAGATAATCCCCCTCTTTCTTGCTCGATGCGGGTTCTTTCTTTTTGGCCTGGGTGGTTCGGTGCCTGCGGGTGGTTTTCTTCACGGTGGTGGATGGCTTTTTGCCAAAGTTAAGATCAAGCCAGTACGCCGTTACGCCCGTGTACGCATCCCTGTCGGCCACGTTAAACCGGTGCTTATCTCCGCTTGCTCGCACTATCTCGATCACCGGCAGCGGCTTGCCGCTTTGCGTCACGCCCTTGCCTGGCGTGATAAACAGCAGCATACCGTTTTTAATGGTCGCCACCGCGCCCAGCATTTCGGCCATGCGCGTTAAGAAGCTGATATCTGATTCACTCGTCTGATCGGCGTGGTCGATCTCAATCTTCGCCAGCTCTTCGCTGACACCCGCGCGCAAATCGTAGCGGCTGGCAATGCTGGCGACCACATCCCCCACGGTTATATCGTGCCAGCTATATTCCCTTTTCACGTTGAAGGTATCGCGGAAATCTGCGCTTCTGGCGCTGATCGTCAATTGGTCAGGCGGGCCAGCGTGGCCGATTTCGTCAACCGTATACACCCCTTTAAAGACCAGCGGATCATTATCCCAGCCCAGCGCCACCGATATCTTTGCGCCGCGCGACGGTAAGACTACCTGCCCGTCTGCATCATCCAGAGTCAGATCCAGCGTGTCCGCCTCAAAGCCCCGGTTATCGGTTAGCGAAAGGGAGATCAACCGGTTATCCAGCGCCGTAAGTTGCTTACCTTCAATTTCGATACTGAACGCCGGGCGCGGCGAATATCGGTTTTCTGTCGTGTCCATATCAGCCCCTTCATCATCATGGGGTACATCGTCGCCACGCGCGCGCGCATGGACAACGCCCCGTCATTGTTGCAGGTTGCTGACAACCCTTATTCGTCGCATCGCCGCGCCATTGTCGCAATGATATTCACAGTCATTACACTGGCGAGGCCAAATACATGCCAACTAACTACCATCACGGTGTGACCGTCACGGAAAACACCGACCTTAGCACGATGATTATCGACGTTGATTCGGCGGTGATCGGCGTAGTCTGTACCGCCGATGATGCAGACGAAGAGGCGTTCCCGCTGGATACCCCTGTACTGATCACCCGCGTGGCTAACATGCTGGGCAAAGCAGGCAAAACCGGCACTCTCTTTACCACCCTGAAAGCCATTTCAGACCAGACCAGCCCGCAGACTATCGTGATCCGCGTTGCTGATGCGGCCAATATCGAACCGCCAGAAACCGGCACCGCGCCGACACAGGATCAGCTGGTGATCGGTGGCACTGATGCAAACGGGCGCTTTACGGGTATGTATGCGCTGCTGTCTGCCGAAATGCGCGTAGGCGTGCGCCCGCGTGTCCTGGCTGTTCCTGGGCTTGATACGGAAGCGGTAGCCGCACAACTTGGCGTCATTGCCGAAAAGCTGCGCGCCTTTGCATACGTGGCAGCAAACGGCTGCAACACGATCGCCGAAGTGAAGGAGTACCGCGAACAGTTCGCACAGCGTGAAATGATGGTTATCTGGCCTAACTTCATCTGCTACGACACCAACGCCGGGGCCAATGCCACCGTGCCCGTTGGCGCCCATGCGGTTGGGATGCGCGCCAAAATTGACGCAACGCAGGGCTGGCATAAAACCATTTCCAACGTGCCCGTTAATAACGTGCTGGGAATGGATCGGGATATTTACTTCACGTTGCAGGGCACCGATACCGATGCCGACGAACTGAACGCGGCGGGCGTCACCACGCTGATTAAGCAGGACGGCTACCGCATCTGGGGATCGCGCACCTGCGATGAAGAAATTTATATCTTCGAAAGCTACACCCGCACCGCGCAGATCGTTGCCGATACCGTCGCAGAAGCCCACTTCGCCTATGTTGATAAGCCGCTTACGCCGTCGCTGGTTAAGGACATTGTGGACGGTATCAACAAGAAACTTACCGCTTACGTGACGGCTGGCAAGCTGCTTGGCGCCCGCTGCTGGTACGACCCGGCACCGAACACCACGGAAACGCTGCGCAATGGTCAACTGACCATTAACTACGATTACACGCCGGTTCCGCCGCTGGAAAATCTCAGCCTGATCCAGACGTTTACCGATACCTACTTCGCTACGTTTTCCAGCGCAGTGAACAACTAACCGGGGGCGCTTATGGCACTGCCTAAGAAACTTAAATATTTCAATATGTTCTTTGACGGGGATAACTACTTCGGCATGGTGCCGGAAATCACCCCCGCCAAACTCACCAAAAAAACCGAAGACTACCAGGCGGGCGGTATGCCCGGTTCGGTTGCGGTTGATCTGGGCTTCGATGCTGGCGCCCTGGATATGGATATCACGCTTGGCGGTATGGATGCCGGGCTAATGAAGAAATGGGGCGTTACCACTGCTGACGGAATGCAGGTGCGCTTTGCTGGTTCCTATCAGGACGACGCGACCGGCGACGCCATACCGTGCGAAATCCAGACGCGCGGCCGCTTCACTGAACTGGATCCCGGTTCGGCAAAAGTTGGGGATGATACTTCGCATAAGTACACCCTGAAAAATACCTATTACAAGCTGACCATCAATAGCGAAGAGATTATCGAAATTGATGTGCTCAACATGATCTACAAAGTTGCTGGTACGGATGTTCTGGAAAAACACCGCGCTAACATCGGCCTTTAAGGAAACCTGGCACCATGAGCAAGACCAAAGAAAACACCGTCATTCTTACCGCCCCGATTGTTCGCGGTAAGACCAAAATCACCGAAGTGGCGATCACTTCCGTGCTCAAGCAAGCCGGATCACTGCGCGGCTTAAAAGCCTATGACGTGCTGACGTCAAACTATGACGCGCTGGTTATTCTGCTGCCACGTGTCACCGCTCCGGCATTAACCGCCGATGAAATTTCCCGTATGGATACCTGGGATTTCTGCCAGTTAGCCAACGCGGTGGTTGATTTTTTGCAACCCTCTTCGGATCCGATCGCGACGGATACGGGCAACGAATCATCCGATGCCCCTGCGAACGCATAGAAGACCTGATGGCAGATATCGCCGTCATTTTCCACTGGCGGCCGGTAGAAATGGACGCCATGACAGTACAGGAAATACTGTTATGGCGTGATCAGGCGGCTGCGCGCAGTGGTGGAGATCACTAAATGGCAGACCGCAATTTAAATATCAAGGTGGCTTTTAGCGCCCTGAATAATATGTCCCGCCCTGTCAACGCGGCGCGCCAGAGTGCCGCCGCGTTGGCGTCTCAAATCAACCAGACCAAAACCAGCATTAAAGGGCTTGAGCGTCAGGCGACCAGCTTTGACCGCCTCACCGCAGCCAATAAAAAAACCACGGAACAACTGGCCCAGGCGAAAGAGCAGGCGCGGGAAATGGCGGCGGCTTATGGCCCGCTGCGCCAGCGCAGTGCCGAACAGGTTGCCGCACTCAACCAGCAGCGCGCGGCCATCCGTCAGTTAACCCAGCAGCAGAAAGGCGAACAGACACAGCTTAACCAGCTGCGCGCCAGCTTCTACAGCGAAGGCATTGCGATCAGCAGCGCCAGCCGGGCGACCGAACAGATCAACCAGCGCACCGCGCAGTACAACCGCCAGTTAGCCGAACAGCAGCGACGGCTTGACGCCGTTAACCAGGCGCAGGCCCGCTACAGCCGCGCCAAAGAAACCGGCGAAAAAATGATGGGCGGGGGGATGAAAACCGCCGCCGTGGGTGCGGCAACTCTCGCACCTGTCGCCGCGGCGGTGAAAGCCTACAGCAGCCTTGAAGACGCCATGAAGGGCGTAGCCAAACAGGTAAACGGCCTGCGCGACGATAAAGGCAACCGCACCCCACAATACGAAGAAATGCAGCAGGCCATTAAAGACGCCAGCGAAAAGCTGCCGATGGCAAACGGTGCTGTTGATTATGCTGCCCTGGTCGAAGGCGGCGCACGTATGGGTGTAGCAAACAGCAATGATCCGTGGCAGAAGCAAAAAGCCGATCTGTTGTCTTTCGCCAGCATGGCGGCAAAGGCTTCGGTGGCCTTCGAACTCCCTGCCGATCAGCTTTCCGAAAGCCTCGGAAAAATTGCAGGCCTGTATAACATCCCCGTAAAAAACATTGAGCAGTTAGGCGACGCCATCAACTACCTGGACGATAACGCGAAGTCGAAAGGCTCCGATATTATCGACGTGCTCCAGCGTGTTGGCGGGCTTGCCAATCAACTGGATTACAAGCAAGCCGCCGCGCTGGGTTCCACCTTTCTGACGCTCGGCACCCCTGCCGAAGTTGCCGCCAGCGCCACCAATGCAATGGTGCGCGAACTCTCAATCGCGACGGTTCAGGGTAAAAGCTTCATGCAGGGGCTGGACGCTCTCGGCCTCAGTGCCGAAAAAGTCCAGAAGAGCATGTCGGTGGACGCGATGGGCACAATCATTTCAGTGCTGGAAGCCTCCCAAAAATTGGGCGATAACCAAGTTGCCACTCTTACTCAAATCTTCGGTAAAGAGTTCGGAGACGATGCGCAGAAGCTTGCCAATAAACTGCCTGAACTAAGGCGACAATTAGAGTTAACACAGGGAGTTGCGGCCAAAGGTTCGATGCAAAAGGAATCAGATATCAACAAAGATTCTCTTTCATCACAATGGCAACTCACCAAAACAGGCACCCTTAACGCCTTAAGCGCCGCAGGCGAAACCCTTCGCGATCCGCTGATGGATATCATGCTTACCGTCAGTAAGGTAGTTGGCAGCATCCGCCGCTGGGTTGAAGCTAACCCGGCGTTAGTTGGCTCAATCATGAAAGTTACCGCCGCCATAGGCGCGCTGCTGGTTGTCGTGGGTGGCCTGATGCTGTCCATTGGTGCAGTGCTCGGCCCGATGGCGCTCGTCCGCCTCAGCTTCACCACGCTGGCCGGTGAAGGTGGAATAGCCCGGCTGACTGGCGGCGTGATGCGGCTGGGTGGTGCCTTCCAGTGGCTTGCCGGTTCGCCTATGCAGGCACTGTTAAGCGCCGGTCGCATGGTGTTCGGCCCCCTGATCACACTGCTGGCGGGTATTTCCGCCCCGGTCTGGGGGCTGATCGCACTCTTTGCAGCGGCTGCGGTGGCCGTCATTAAGTTCTGGCAACCCATTCAGGCATTTTTCAGCGGTTTCTTTACTGGCCTGATGGCTGGCCTACAGCCAATCACCCAGGCATTTAACGCCGTGTTTGCACCGCTTGCGCCACTGTTCGACACCATCGGCAACGCGATCAGCGGCGTCTGGGAGTGGTTCACCAAACTGCTGGAACCGATCCAGTTTTCCAGCGAAGCGCTGGCATCCTGCACCAGTGCCGGGGAAACATTCGGCAAGGTGGTAGGTTCTGCTATCAGCGCGCTCACGCTCCCTATTCAGGCGGTTGCCAACGGGCTGGGCTGGATTCTGGAAAAACTGGGCGCCATACCCGACGCCGCGAAAGCTGCGCAGCAGGTAGCCCAGCAAATGACGCCGCAGGCAGTTAACAACCTGGCCGACAGGGTTAGCGCTTTTTCTGGCGATGTGCAGGCGGTAGCGAAGGAGAGCAAAAAAGCCGAAGAGAAGAAAAAAGCCGATGGGCAGAAGAAACAGGACAACCTGATTAATTCGCTCAAAGGCCCGGCCAATATCGTGCCGAAGATGAGCAGCAGCCTGGACAAAATCGCCACCAACACCACAGAGAAGAAAGACGGCCCGGGCGAAATCGTCTTCAAGAATAAGCAACCCTATATCCCGATCCGTGGGGGATATTCTGAACCGCTTAAGCAGGCACAACGCCAGCTACCATCCCTTACCGATTGGGTGACGCAGCAGGCCGGCACGCTGATTTCTTCCGTTACCCCGTGGCAGGTTGAGAAGCCCGCCGCACGGGTGCCCGTTTCGGCGTCGCCGTCTGCGGCTTCCGTCGCTGCGTTAATGCCTGCGCCTGGTGGTGACGTCTATAACCTTAACTTCGACTTTAGCGGCCAGAAACTGGATGAAGAAACCATTATCAGGCGCGTGCGCGAAGAACTTGCGTTAGCGAAGCAGCAAGCCGACCGGCGCAAGCGTTCCCAACTGACCGATCACGTGTAAGGGCAATACGATGATGATGATTCTGGGGATGTTCCCCTTTTCACTGCAAACCACGCCTTATCAGAGTTCGAATAAAACTAACTCCTGGCGGCACGTCAAAAACGATCGCGTGGGGAAATCTCCGCGCTATCAGTTCATCGGGGCAGACGAAGAACCGTTCAGCCTCAGCGGCACGCTGTACCCGGAAATAAGCGGCGGTGATGTGTCTCTAATCACGCTGGAAACAATGGCCTTTTCCGGGCGTCCTTGGCCGTTGATTGAAGGCACCGGAAAGATCTACGGCATGTACGTGATCGAGCAGATAACGCAAAACCGGGCGGAGTTTTTTAAGGACGGAAAGGCAAGGAAAATTGATTTTACGCTCAACCTGAAACGGGTAAGCGAGGACATACGGGAAAAGCTGGCCGAAACGACCACCGACGATCTCTTCTCTCTGGTGAAAAACAACCTTTCAATGTAAGAAAAGCGGGCCTTTGCCCGCTTCCCCTCATGGCGGCACTGCCATAACTGACCGTGCTGCAGCACCGTTAAAAATGACCGTACTCGATACGCATGGCCAGCACGGTTAAAACCGGCAGTGCGTGCCGGAATGAAAAGTTATTCCGGCTTCTCCGGCCAGGTAATATCTGGCGCCTTTGACGTGTCCACTGCCTGCACCGCTTTGATGTAATTCACCCACGTGATTAGGCTGGCCTTGTCTTCATCACTGATAACACCCAACTGTAATTCCGTTTGCCACAGACTGATCGTTGCCTGCGCCTCAAGCAGCAGCGCAGATTTCTGTAGTTCCGCCGCTTCTACGTCAGCCGCGTGCTGCGCTTCGGAGTCTGTCACCCACTCGCTACCGTTCCACGTATCGTATGGCGTGGCAGGTGCCAGCATGGTTGTGCCTTCTGGGTAATCACCAGGCAGCGAAACGATCGCCGCTTCGCCTGTTTCAGTGCTGTATACAGTCTCTCCACGATGATCGGCCACGTATTCCCATGCGGCAAGGTCAGCCGCCCGGCAGATAGCTGAACCTTCTTTAGCCTCGCCTGGTGCGTCAATGCAGGAGTTAGCCGGAAGACCTACGCCCACCGCCAGATATTCAACCGATGATGAAAGATATTCGCGCGTTTCATTGTCGAAGTTAAACACGGTGATATCACCGCCCACAGTAGCCACAAACTCACTATTTAACTTTGCCTGTGTCATTATGCTGCCCTCACGATGTAGTTAAATGCAACGTTGCGTGGGCTACCATCGCCAGATGAACTTCTAACACCGTCACTTGGAATATTCCGCTTCGTGTTATCGGTTGTACCCTTACCATCTTTCCATGAATACAATTGCCCGCCATCACCTTTGCTGACTTGTAACCCAAAAGTATTGTTAACACTCGCCCCAACATCTCCCGACACAAGATTCGGCCCCGTCCACGTTGATAATTCATGAACGTGATCAATAACTGACGCCGCTTTCCAAGATAACAACGCACGACCAGAATCTATCCCACGCCCATCATCCCAACCTCTTAAAAACTCACCGCGCAAATCCGGTAACACTCCAGAAGGGTAAGCCGTCGCCAGTTTCGGATATTTAGCTTTATCGAACGTTGCGCCATTGCACTTAAGCCAGCCTCCTGGCGGGGTTGCCTGCGGCCACGGAAGTGGAAAACCGACCGGGATAAATTTATCAATATCCGCCTCAAGCAAATACTGTGTATGCGGGTCAGTAGCAGCAATATGCGCCGCCATTTGCTGATCAACATAAGCTTTAACCTGGATGATCTGATCATCAACATACTGGCGAGTTGCCAGCACTACCGAAGGGTCTATCTTGAGCGTCACGGCGGCGGTGCTGCTGACGATCAGAATCATGCGCACAACCTGCACGCGCCCGCTGCCCTCCTGCAACTGCGGCTTATAGGTTTCCGCGCAGTTGGCTACAGCAATCATATCGCCATCTTTATCAAACAGACCGATTTCACGGATCCACCACCCGCCCACATCTTCAGGGATCACCTGTTCGGCAATAATCTGGCTGGCGTTGGCTGGGTCTACGCTCAGGGAGTTTAACGGTGCGCGGCGCAGTTCGTGAACCAGCGCCGTTTGTGCCGGGTTCGGCGTCGGCAGCGCGCCGTTACCATCGCCTACGCCCATCTGGGTGATCTCAACCTGCGCACCCAACGCCGTGGCATTTGCCAGTTTCGCCGCCCCCACATTGGTTAGCACGGCATAGTATTTAGTCGCCACTTGCGATCTCCACGGTATCAATTAAATGGATTGCCGCCCCGGTGTAAACATCACCGCCAACGGCTATGGTTTCAGGGAAATACGGGTAAACGGTCAGCGTATCGCCGGAATAACTGGAAGCACCGACATACAGATCGCCGGTTGTTTGCAGGTGCAAAGACATTCCCAGCATATGGCGGCTGCACGGCTTCACATCGGCGATCAGGCGTTCAAGCTCCTGATAGGTTTCCTCACTGATACCCTGATCTTCTACGCCAATATCCAGCGTGAAGGTGCCCGGGTCGGTGTCGATGTTCCACCACTCGTTAACCCGAATGAAGAAGCCGAACGGCTCCACAACCCGGCGCATAGCGCCCGTTGTACCTTTGTATTTATGCAAATAGAAAGCATCAGCAACCGCCTTTCGTTTCGTGCTGGTCGGCCAGGCTTCATCCCAGCGATCGACAGAGAAGGCCCACGCCAGATAGGGCAGCAGGTCAGCCCGGCACGTCCACGGGTTCCACAACTGCCGCAGCGGCACCGGCACTTCACCCAGAGAGGCGCAGACACGCGCGGCGATGCGCTCCATTCTGGTGGCGCTGGGTGGTAACAGGTCATTACTCATCGTAACCGCCCACCGTTATGGTGTATTCGGTGCAATGCGACGCCTGATAGTCGCTCAACACGATATCCGCCATAGGCTGCGCCAGTTCAACGCGCTGAACACCTTCGACGTGCAGGGCGGCGTAGATAGCTGAAAGACGGATATCGCGGCCTAAGCGATTCTGCGCCGCAATATAAGTCTGCAACTGCTCTTCCGATGCCTGCCGGACTGGTTCAGCTTCCGGGCCAGGGTAAATGTAAAGCGTTGCATCAATCTGATACGGCACGATCTCCGCAGACTGTACCGTTACTCTGTCGGCCACCGGGCGCACTTCTTCATCGTTCAGCGCGGCGGCAACCACGGAGATCAGATCATCGCTGGCCGTTCCGTCACCCTCGCGCGACAGCACCGAAATGGTGACGCAGGCAGGCGTAGGACTCACCGCAGAAATATCGGCTACGCGCCCGTCTGCCGAACGCCCCCAAAATTCATACGCCGCCGTTGGCCCTGCCACGCTCAGACCTTCAAACGCCTGTTGCGTGCGCGTGCGTAAATCCGCGTCTGATTCCATATCGGCAGGGATTGGCGGTACTACGCTGTCGTCCTCCGGCGTGACAACCAGGCGATCAACGTCAAAATTAGCAGCCAGCTGATCAAGATCGCTATCCGTGGAGTAAGCCAGCATCACCGCGCGCGCCGCCTCGTTCACCCGCTGGCGTAACAGCAATTCGCGATAGCAATTCTCTTCCAGCAGCATGGTGATCGGCTCCGATTCAAGCTCAAGCGTGCGGGCTATTTCTTCCTGCTCGTCTTCCGGGTACATCGCAATAAATGCCGCTTTGCGCTGCGCGAAAAGCGTTTCGAAGTCCAGCGGTTCAACCACCACGGGCGGCGGAAGCTGCGATAAATCGATCGTGCCGCTCATGCCTGGCCCCTCAATGTGATATCGGCGTTAAATGGTGTCTGGTTGTCGGTACGGTTGGCCTGTATGGTCGCAACCAGCTGACCGGCACCCGGCGCGCTCAGGGTGATACTGGTCAGAGAGATCCGCGGTTCCCATAAATACAGGGCGCTGTAGATGGCAGACATAACGCGCAACTTGGTGATGGCATCATTGACCGGCTGATCGATCAGGTTGAACAGCTGCGAACCATAGGCCCGACGCATCACGCGGGAACCGATCGGCGTCAACAGAATATCGCCAATAGATTGCGCTATATGTTCGTTGTCAGTGATGGCGTGGCCGGAATTGGCATTCATGCCGCTGTAGCGGACTGTGCTCATACCGGGCCACCTGTATTACTGCCACCGGACTGAACGCCGTTATGCTTATGCAGGTGGACAACGACACTATTAGACGAAAGCGATCCGCCTGAATGGTTAATGTTGCCCTTCATTTCCCCGCCTTTTTGCACTTCCAGCGTGGCGGTGATCAGCTTGTTGGTGCAGACCACTTCCGGCGTGTCCAGGGTAATGCGGGTGTCTGCCTTGACCGTTACCACTGGCACGGTGGCGGTAATGGATTCCGAGGCGGTAACATCTGCCGTTTTCACTCCGCTGACAACCAGTGCGCTGGCTTTTGGGTCATATAAAAACTTTGCGCCATCTGGGTGCAGGGTCACGCGGGTGGTTTCGCCTTTATCTGGCGGTGGTGAGCCTTCGCTGTAGAGACTCCCGCCAATGAATGCCGTTTCCATTTCACCGCAGGGGCAGAAAATAAAAACCTGCTCGCCCACTGTCGGCGCCCACCACGTCACGGCTTCGCCAGCACGCTCTACACCCCAACGGATCCAGTCTGTTTTGTTCTCGCCTGTTTCAACGCGCGCAAGATATCTTTCCTCGTCCACATCCAGCACAGTGCCAATGCGAACAAGATTGCAAATAAGGCGGTAGAGTTCGTTTAAATTCATAATTCTGACTGTTTCCCGTGGTGCCGGTTACGCTGTCCGGCGTCGCTTCCACCCGGTAGCAGGTTTTACGACCGTTTCGGCTCATGGGTTATGCAGTCAGTATCAGGAGTCGCGCGCGCGCAGACAACGCGGCGCCATTGTGGCGGATTGGTGACAATCAAATATCTTGCATGAAGGCTACAACGGTATCGGCCAGCCAGTCTAAATCCCCCTCGGTCATGCCCAGAAGCTCACGCACCGGATAACGCGCGCGGGCACCCGGCACCACGTTATCGACTTCACCGTACTGGTGGACGTTGGCGATCTCGGCGGTATGCCCCTGAAAGCCAACCACCGCCATGCTGCCCGTACCATACGCCTTAAGAAAACGCGCGGTGCGCAGCTTGCGGAACATCGGATCTTTTCTGGTGCGGTTCTGCTTTGACTGGTTGAGATTGATTTCGATATAGCGCTGGATATCGCGCTTATAGAACGTGCGCAGTGCACCGCGATCCACGTCATAGCCGGTTATTGCGCGGTGTTCTCCCCTGCCCGTGGTTCGCCAGTTGCGTAGCTCCCTGGCTTCATCGTTCCATATGAATTTAATCCCGCCCTGGGTGCGCAGGATTTTGCGGCGGCGGGACTGATAGCTTTCACCGCTGGGGTTCTTCTGGCTGGCGATGCGCTTTTGCTGGCGCTTGCGCAGCCCGATCGCAACGTCGCGCGTCAGCTTGCGGCGGTGGCCTGGCGAAAGCTGCGCGGCCACGTTGGCTAACCAGTCGTCTAACTGCTGGAAGAGGGGATCGGTTTGTTGTCCTGCCATGTTTCGCCACTGACCTCATCTTTAAACACCAGTGACCACGCGCCAACTTCCGGCCCCGGCGCAGGGTCAGCGCGGTGACTGGTGACTATTTCGCCATCTTCACGGGTGACGATCACCGCTTCATCAGCCTGAATCTGGATCAGCACGTCCATCGTGCTGTTACTCAGGATATCGGCTTCGAATGTTATGCCGTTCTGCTGCCTGTCCGGGTTAAACAACAGATCAGGCTGATATAACCGCGCCCACGCCAGCACCGGCACGCTGATAGTATCCAGCGAATACGGGTAATCCATCACCAGCACTTCCAGCGTATAGCGATACTCAAACGCCGCCGCCCGCTGGCCGGTGCTGACCATCCGGCCTTTACGCAGGTAAACCGCCAGATTATCGGGATTCTCACGCAGCCAGGGAACGTGCTGGCTTATCATCTGGCGCAGCAAATCGGGTTTAAGCATTACTTATTCCTCCCGGATTTAACCGCATCATACGCAGCCTCACAGGCTAACCCTCTGGCCCTTGCTTCGTCAGCCTGTCTTGCCAGTTCCCCCGCTCGCTCGTCAGCCCGTCTAAACAGGTCGGCAAGCAATACGGCACCGCTGGTTTTTGCCTCGCTTCTGCCGGGAGTTCCGGCACCGCAGGCGCGTTCACGTTCTGCCAGTTGCCTGGCGAGTTCGTCGGCCTTGTCGTGCAGCCCACGAGAAGCAGCACTGGCACGATCGGCAGCAGCCTGCACGCCAGCCAGCTGCTGGCTGGCTTGTTTTCTGATCGCATCAATTTCATCCTGTCGGCGTTGTTCTTCTGCCCTGGCTTCTGCCTGTCGCTGCGCCAGCGCAGTGGCGTCGCTCGCATCACGCTGCGCCCATTCTTCACGCCAGCGCTGATCGGCATCACCATAACCGGCGCTGTAACGCCAGTGGCTGAAACCCCAGACGACAGCAGCAGCCAGCACAAGGCAAGCAATCACCTTCCAGCGTGACAACCCCATTTCAAAACCCCTCGCCAGCTCGCACCGTCATTACTGAACGTGCTGCAGCACTGTCAAAAATGACCGCACTCGATACGCACGGCCAGCACGGTTAAAAATGATCTGCACCGTTAACATCACGCCGGATAATCGGCGTAAGGTAGCTGGAAGTGCGGGCCGTCTTTAAGCGTCTTCCAGTCGCCGCCCCACTCCACCGGAATGCCCAGATTTTTACCCGCCTGTTTAAACGCCTGGGAAATCTGCTGGTAATACTCCCAATCCCACGAACCGGCAGGCGTTGGGTATGCGAAAACATCAACAGCATGGCCGGAAATATGGCGGCTGTTCATGGTCTGGCTTTTGCCTTCTGCAACCAGCTGCTTTTGACGCTCAACGGTGCGCAGCCCTTCCGTGATACCGAAATCGACCGGCGATAATTGCAGGGCCAGCCTGACCACTTTCACCAGATCAGGGTGTACGCCCCGCAGGTTATTTTCACTTCGTTGGCTAAACTTAAAATCACTCATCGCCTTTCATCCCTCCGATACGGTTTTCGATAAACCCGGTAACTTTGTTGCGGACTTTATCCGCACCCATAAATCCGATTGAGGCACCCACGAACGTTACGGCGTTGGACGGAAGCCCCAGATATTCCAGCGAACCGGCCACGGCAAGCGTGACAAGCCCACATACCAGCGAACCGGTGGCGGTTTTAAGCAAAGACTGCCCATCGTAGAGGCTCATAAGCGCCGAAATACTCAGCGCCGCACCAGCCGCAAACAGGGTCGGCAGATAAGTAGCGATCCATTTCATTGTTTGTTCGAATAATCCCGGTGGTGTGTCGTGCATACCATCCCCCTTAATCCCATAGCTGCACTGTTTCGCGCTGGGCTGGCGGTTGGATCTCTGGCAGGTAAACAACCTGCCCGGCTTGTAACTCAGTGGCGGCTGAAATGCCCTTATTGGCATCGATCACCGCCTCGGTAACACCTGCTGTTCTGCCGTAGTAGCGCCAGCAAAGCAGGTCGATCGTGTCGTTCTGCTGCGCCCGAACGTTCATTACACCAACTCCGCCAGGCCCCGGCTTTCGTCCTGGATATCACGGATTGACCAGCGCACATCGCGCCATAACGTATCGATCTGCGTACTCAACGCCGCCGCGTGGTCTTCGCCCTTACTGGTGGTGTCGATATCGCGGTAGCCCTCAATCAGCAGCGCCTTAGTGAGCGAGTAAACAGCGTTTTTATATCGCCATACCTTCACGGAAGTGCCATTCACCGGACTGGCCGGGATTGAAGCCAATGACTCATAGCCCGCATCAAGCTGCACCTGGCGCCACAGGAAAAGCTGATCGTTAACATGGCTCACCGCTTCGATAGTTCGCGACATAAGACGATCGGTAGTTACCTGCCCGTCAAGACGCATCGCGCGGCGCAATTCGGCCAGCGAAATGACCGGCCAGAATGGCAGGCTCTCGACTTTCGCCCCGCCATCATCCGGCACGGGATCGGATGGTGGCCTTACTGGCTCAGTGGCGACCAGGCTCATGATCTCTACTCCGTAAAAGTCAGGCGGTGGACGGCAGGACGAAGACGCGGCGTTGCCTGTTTTCGCCTGCCGTGCCGCCTGGGTGCGCGGGGGCACGTTCGGTTATGACGCCGCCTTCTGGCGGGTGGTCGATGTTTTTTTCTTCGCTGCGGCGCTGCCTTTGGTCGCTGGCTTTTTGGTTTTCCGCGTCGTTTTTGGCGGCGCTGGCGGCGGCGTCACCTGCGTTTCGGCAATTGTTACCGTTGGCTGTCCGCCTGTGCCGTCACCGTCACCGTCACCGTCAGCAGGCTGGCCGGACTTCTTAAGCGCACGCTGTAGAAGCTCAATATCACGGGTTACGCCTGCCTTTTTCGGGTTCAACAGTGCCGCCTGGCGCAGGTATTCAACCGCAGCCGTGAGCGATTCAACGTTGTCAGTCAGGCGCAGCGTATAGCCCAGCGCTTTAAGCAACTTTGAACGCACCTGATCCGGCATATCTTCGTTTTGGGTTAAGCCCCGTAACGCTTCCAGCAGGTCAGCGACGACCGGCGCAACTGCCGGGTTAGCCTTGAACGCCGCCAGAATGGGATCGCAAATCTCTTCCACCAGTACGGTGGCAGTGGTTCGCTTGTACTGATCCGGCATAGGCAACTTATGGTGCAAGACGTACTGACCAATACGCAGGGCTTCGGCGATGTTTCCGCAGTCGCAGCACCAGATCATGACGGTGGTTAACACGTCGTCAGACTGGCCCGAGTCCACCGCAAGCACACCCTCAACCCACGGCTGGTAATTCGGCAGCAGTTCGCGCTTTAAATCCGCTTTAGCCTTCTGGGACTGGACACGGCTCAAACGGGCTTTATCCAGTCGCAGGCGGTGAAGCATGGTTTCGTAGGCCGTCATTTCAGACTGCGACGGCTCACGGCTGGCATGGCGGCGTTCTGCCATCACGCGGTTAAAATGCTGTTGAGCAGGTGTCAACATGATGCCCCCAAAGCGGCCAGCACTTAGCTGGCCTGTGCTGTTTTATGGTGCCGGTGCTGGTTCTGCGGCGGTGATACCTTCGATCAGACAGCCGTAGCCGTAGTCCTCAATGACATAGGCATCATTTGACGAACTGTAGGTAGACACGCGGTTGTATTCCGGCTCTTCCACGATACGGCGACGGTGCGCACCTTCTTGCCAGTAAATTGACAGGTTTTCCCATGAAGTGATGAACATGCTGCCATCAGGGAAGAAAGGCGCGATAAACGAAGGCAGGTTGCCGATCGTCTTACGCGATGCAATCAACTGACCGGCCAGCGCTTCGGAGTTCGGGTTACTGGTGCTGACGGCGTTGATAATCGGGAACGAACGGCTAACCGTCAGGTTACGCCCGGTGATCACCACCAGATTAGGCGAGTCTTTGTACCACTCATCCATAAGTGAGTTAACGGCGTCATAAACGATTGAGTCGTAGTTACCGTAATCACCTTTCGCGATCACCTGGTTGGTATCGTCACGGCTGGTCACGGTGATATCTTTCATCACGCGCTGCGCCGCGTTCGCACGGTACTGCTGAAGCCAGCCGATACCACAATCCTGCAACAGCGGATTGGCGGCACGGTCTGACTTATCAGCGTAACTGGTGCCGTTAAAGCCGATCATGATGCGATCAAGCGCAATACGCTGAATGATCTGATTACTCAGACGCTGCTGGAAATCCGGGAATTTTGCCCAGGCATCCAACTGCGGGTAAGAAGCGAAGGTATCGGCGTTCACCTTGTTACAGGTGTATTTATTCGAATCCAGCGCCGAAACAGAAACAGGCTGACGCCGATCCGTTGTGGAATTGTTGGTACTGGAAATCGGGCCGCTAACGCCCAGGCCGATTTTTTCACCGGACTGATCATTAACCCCGTAGATATTAATCAGTTTCAGCATTTCGGAAGACTGCTGCACCTTGTCTTCAAGCGTCTGCTCAACGCTCGGATCAATGCTGAACGACTTTGTTACGTGGGATTTGTTGATGTGATTAAGCTCGGCTTGTCGCTCAAGATACGCATCAAACAATTCACGGGTAGAATTACGCATAGTTTTATTTCCTGTCCTGTTCCTTCGTTACTGGCGGCGATCAGCAGTCAGCAAGCTGGGCGTTAGTCTTCTCCGCGCCGGTCGCTTCCGGGCGGCGGTATTGGCTGGCGTCCTGGGTAGAAAGCTGCGCTTTCAACTCGTCGAACTCGCCGCGCAACTTCTCCGCCGCATTGGCGGCTTTCTGGCTCTTAAGCAGATCGGCGCTCAGTTTTTCCACCTTGTCCAACAGTGCGCCCTGGCTTTCCGCGACCAGTTCAACCGCCTGGCGGATATCGCCATTTTCACGATCGAAGTGCTGGCGGGTGCCGGTGAGCATTTCCTTGACGCGGGAAAAGAAATTCTTTCCGGCGTCAGAGGCTGGCGGTACTTCCTGCGCAAATTCAAGGGATGATTCCAGGGTTTCAGTGAAGAAGCATTCCGGCGCGGTATGACGCGCAGCCAGAGGACTGGCGCTGGCGTTCTGGGCGCAGAACTTCATCATTTCAGTGCCCAGGCTCGCCGGGTTATCCGTACAGGCCAACCCCATAAGGTAGGCTTTTCCGGTATCGGCAAAGGACGGATGCACCTCAATGCTGTGATAGATTTTCTGGCGCTTGCCTTTCAGCTCTACCAGTTCGTCCGTGGCGTCCACCTTCACCAGAAGCGCCAACTTGCCCTTTAACTGGCCTTCGGCAACTTCTTCATACTTCGTTTCAGCAACGTCGCCGTAAGCGCGAAAATCACTATTTGGAGACCAGCCTAAAATGTGTTCCAGATTGACGCGGGCGCCATAGACCTGGGGATCGTACTGCTCGGCCATTTCGATAATGTGCTGACGTTCCAGCACTCGGCCATCACAGGTTGCGCCTTCGACTGCGACGCGGAAAAAATTTGTCATTGGCATGGTGACAAAGCTCCGGGGTTGGTAAGCGATTGATATTAACCAGTGCCCCAATCATTCCCTTTGCGGCCGGAAGTCGCAAAGCCTTCACTTTGTCGGACTCAGGCGACAACAAGCAGCGATATTGTTGCGCGCGCGGGCGCGATAGCCTGTTGCCATGAATACAGCCGATGACCTCAGCACAAAAGCCAAAAGCCTCTACTGGCAGGCGTTTAGCATCACTCAGATTTCAAAGGAAATCGGGGTGAGCATTAACACGATCTACAGCTGGCGCCGTCGCTATGAGTGGGATAAAGCCACCCCCATGCAGCGGGTGCAGGATCGCACGCATGTTCGCTACTTGCGTCTGGTGGAAAAAGACGAAAAGACCCCGAAGGACTTCAAAGAAATTGACCTGCTGGCGCGCCAGCTTGACCGTTTCGAACGGCACGAGCGGCGCGACCAGGAGAAAGAGCAAAAGGCGAAGACGCCGAAAAACCATTTCACCGAAGAGCAGATAACCCAGCTTCGTGCCCTAGTCTTTGATTCGCTCTACGAGCATCAAAAACGCTGGTTCAAACAGTGGAACCGGCGAAACCGTTTTATCCTCAAATCGCGCCAGATTGGTGCCACCTGGTACTTTGCCCGCGAAGCGCTGTTGCGGGCGCTGGAAACCGGGAATAACCAGATTTTCCTGTCCGCCAGCCGCGCGCAGGCGTTCCAGTTCAAGCGGTTTATTCAGAAGCTGGCAAGGGAAATAGGGGTAGAACTTAAAGGCGGTGATGCCATCGAGTTAAGCAACGGTGCGATCCTGTATTTTCTCGGCACCTCTGCCGCGACGGCACAGAGTTATACCGGCGATCTGTATCTGGATGAAGCCTTCTGGATCAGCAACTTCATCAAACTCCGCTCAGTCGCCGCAGGTATGGCGACGCAAAAAGGGCTTCGCCGCACCTACTTTTCGACGCCTTCCAGTGAAGAACATGAAGCCTATCCTTTCTGGACTGGCGATCAGTTCAATAAATCCCGCCCGCGCGCCGATCGGGTGGATATCGACACCAGTCATAAGGCACTGAAAAACGGCAGGCTTGGCGGGGATAACATCTGGCGCCAGATGGTTACGCTGGAAGACGCAATGAAGCTCGGTTTCGATCGGGTGGATATTGATGAAATCCGAAGCGAAAACTCCCTTGACGAATACGCCAACCTGTACGGCTGTACGTTCGTTAAAGCCGGGGAACGCGCCTTCGACTACAACGCAATTCTGGGCTGCGGGGTGGATGGCTACATGCCAGACGCGTGGCCGGACTGGAACCCGTTTGCACCCCGTCCGCTGGGTAATCGCCCTGTCTGGGTGAGCTACGACCCCAACGGCAGCAGCGGCAAAGGCGACAGCGCCGGGCTGGTTGTGCTGGCTCCGCCAGCCGTACCGGGCGGCAAATTCCGCGCGGTTGAGCGTCACCAGCTGCGTGGCATGGAGTACGAAGAACAGGCCAATTTCATCAAGGAGATCACCACCCGCTATAACGTGCAGCACATCGCTATCGACGGCACGGGGATCGGTGATGCCGTTTATCAACTGGTGCTTAAGTTCTTCCCGCAGGCCGTCAAATACAACTATTCACCGGTTCTTAAGCGTTCGATGGTGCTCAAAATGCTGATGGTCATCCGTGCCGGGCGCTTTGAGTTCGACGCCGGAATGATGGATCTCGCACAGTCGTTCATGACCGTGCGTAAAGTCGCTGCTGGCGGCGTTATTACTTACCAGTCCGATCGCGCCCGCGACAGCAATCATGGCGATCTGGCCTGGGCAACAATGCAGGGCATTTACAACGAACCGATCGGCGCGGAAGTGACCGGCGATAACGGCAGTTTTGTGGAGGAGTTTTAATTGAGCGGCAAAAAGAAATTCAGGGCGCCAACTGCTGCGCCAGCCAGCACGGCCACCAACGTGGCTACCCCGCTGGAAAGTGTGGAATCATTCAGCTTTGGCGACCCGATCACAGTCAACGATCGCGCGTCGCTTATGGAATGCCTCGAATGCCACAACAATGGCCGCTGGTATGAACCGCCTGTTAGCCCCTACGGACTGGCGCGCATGTTCGACGTTGCCGCATACCACCAGTCACCGCTGATATTCAAACGCAATGTTATCGCCAGCTGCTACATACCGCACCCGCTGTTAACCCGGCAGGAGTTCACCGCCTGGGTGCAGGACTATTTGATTTTCGGTAACTGTTACATGGAATGCCGCCGCAACCGGTTAGGTCAGCCTATCGAGCTGCGGCACAGCCAGGCGAAATATACGCGACGCGGCATAGACCCGGCGCAGTTCTGGTTTGTTCCGCGCTACGTTGACGATCACGCGTTCGAACCGGGCAGCGTCTGCCAGATAAAGAACCCCAGCCCGCACCAGGAGATTTACGGCGCGCCGGAATACCTGGCCGCGCTGCAAAGCGCTATGTTGAACGGTGAAGCAACGGTATTCCGCCGCAACTATTATATTAACGGCAGTCATGCGGGCGTTATCGTCTATCTCACTGACCCGGTGGCGAATAACAACGATGTGGAGAAGCTCAAGAAGTCGCTGAAAGATGCACGCGGCAACGGTGCTTTTAAAAACCTGTTTGTCTACGCGGCGGGCGGAAAAAAGGACGGTCTACAAATCATGCCATTCAGCCAAGTGGCCGCGAAGGATGAATTTACCGGCATCAAAGACGCCACCCGCGACGACCTGTTAGCCGCGCATCGCGTGCCACCCGTGCTTATGGGTGTAATGCCGAATAACTCCGGTGGCTTTGGTGACGTTGAGAAAGCGGCGAAAGTGTTTTCTATCAACGAACTGTCGCCGATACAGGAAAGCCTGAAAGAGTTAAACGACTGGCTGGGGATCGACGTGGTGCGGTTCAACCCTTACGCACTATTGCAGGCAGCGATCTGACGCCACCCCGGACACAACCAGCACCACCGTGAAGCGGCCAGCACGGCCGCAAATGACCAAACCGCACGTAAGCCCCTCAGCAGCCCGCTGGCAGGGGCTTTTCTTTTGCCTCAACCCACGCCACCGAACGGAAAACGACGCAGCAGCGAGGCGGAGCGGCGCGAAATGCGGCGCAGATGATGCACACCCTATCCCACCCCTCGGCGCGCGCTCATTCCCCCGCCTCGCCCGCACGCAGAAACCCCGCTTTTTTGTGCAAATGTGCAGACCACCAGAAGGCCCGCCCCGCCTGGTCTGCCCCGATAAAACTACAGTCAAATAATTTGTGCATTTCAATGCAGATTTATGCGTTGTTTTTGTGCAAATAAAAAAGGGCCGCAATGGCCCTCTTCAAGAATGATTAAGACGATGGGGGCGCCCCGCTTCCGCGAGGCATAAAAGTAGGCGAAAGGGTTGTTGACCCAGAGCGATCAACCTCTTCTTTTGCTTTAAATTGGGAATACGTATCGGTATCGAAAAATGAAATCCCTTCAATTTCGTCCTTCGGAACTAACGTTCTAAAGTCAGCCAAAGTTAATGGTCCACCATTAAGCCCGCCTACAATTCCGCTATCGATGTAATGTCTTTTGTAGTTCGTCGTTACAGTGATAGTAAGGGTGTCCTTATCACGATATCCACTCAAAAGGGGAAGAAGCTGCAAATAGTCCGCTTTCCCATGTTCGAATTTTGGACAATCCACGATACCCACATAAAATTTTCGTGACCCAAGAGTAATGATCACTGGAAACTTTCTTACTGCGGCTTCAATTAGCAGGCTCTCAAGCGGGTCGTGATGCACGGCTTTAACAAGAGCATCGATTCGACGATCTTCATCGTGGCAAACATACCAGCGCATAAGATGCCCAAACGCCCATGCCAAAAACATGGAAGTAACGCCGAAAAATGCAAATTTGAAATCTGCAAATTTGAATTGTTCCGCAGGGGAAAGAGGGAAAACGCGCTTGATAGAATCTTGTTCGATAAAATCATGGGCAAGAAGAAAATTATACGCCCATCGGAAAAGCCCTAACACGCTGAGGAAAGAGCATAACATCCAAGCAACTAAGGTAAACAGCACACCCCAAGCCGCTACATAAAAATAAGCGTCCCAACCTTCGGAACGCTTAAATATGTATCTTGCAGATAATGATCGGGTCACATACAGATAACCGCTAATCAGGGCTATAGCCAAGATAATTGTATTCATTAACCTTTTTTTCCGCCCTCTTCCTTGATATCTCCGAGCTTTTCAATCTGACGAGCAATAGCTTTCACTACTTCAGCATCGTTAAGGTTCAGAGAAACATGTCCATCGCGGCTGATGGTATAGCTGTCTTTGTTGTCCTTCAGAGCCTTGGTCAGTCGCTCCCTTGAACTGAACATAGCGCCGGACAATGGCAATCCAAATGCAAATGACATATCCGCCTCCTTTTGTTAGGCCTCGAATCCAGAAAAATCACTCAAAACAGTAGGATAAAGAGATAGCAAAACTTTGCTTGCTATCTTCCGCACTCTTAGGGTGCTTGAATGTGTCAACTAGACACGTTATGTATAGTAAAGCATGAACCATATCAACCGTTTTTGCAGTATGTGTTCATATTATTAAGACACCATACAACATCTAGTGTTCCGCTTCATTTCCAAGCACAATCAACCCCCACTATCTACCTCATTCAAAGCCACCATGATCGCCAGCCTTTCAGCAGGAGGGAGCGCCGCATATTTCGCGCGCCAGCGCTCAACTTTGCGCTTAATGCGGTGCCGATCGTTGTAGTCTTTCCCGGCAAACGCGTGAGAATACGCGCGCCCTTCCGGGTAGTTCATCCAGATTTTTTCTGTTCGCACGCCGCCGCGCGTCATCGCCTGAAATTCTTTGCTGCGCCAGCCCGCTAACCGTTCGTCATACAGCTGCGACGGGTAGCCGGACAGAATGACAGAAACGTTATCCGGCAGACTGACCAGGCAGGACAATAGCCGCTCATGGTCTGCAACCGTATATTCATGACGATAGCGGGCGTTTCCAGTGCGGGTTTCAGGCAGGTACGGCGGATCAACGTACAACAGCACGCGGCTGGTTACTGGAAGATCAGCAAAATTGAAACCTTCCAGAGAATCAACCGCATCATCATTTACTAACTCACAGAATGCTGGCGCAACCCGTGCAAAGTCTTCCAACGTCTGGGGATCAATATCAATCCCAATATTGTGCATAGCTGGCGGCTTACGCAGCATCACCGCCCCGCCCCC